AGGAATGAGGTCAATTGACCCTGATTGGAATCGTGATAACATAAATATATACGATAGACCAGTAGAAGGACACGAGTACGTTTGTACTGTTGATGTTTCACAAGGACGTGGTATTGACTATTCTACCTTTTCTATCTTTGATGTATCGGTTCAACCCTTCAAACAGGTTGCAACGTATAGAGATAATATGATATCCCCTATGTTATTACCCGATGTTATCAATAAGTATGCACATCCATACAACGATGCATTAGTTATTATAGAGAATAATGCAGAAGGAAGTTTGGTTGCAAAGATGTTACACTATGATGTCGAATATGAAAGTGTATTCGTTCAAGGAATGAGTAAGGCAGAAGATATTGGTGTAACAATGAACAGGAAAATCAAGAGGATTGGATGTTCAACATTAAAAGAATTATTAGAAGAAAATCGATTGACGTTAATCGATAGGACGACTATAACAGAACTGATGACCTTTGTCCATAAAGGAACCTCATATGAGGCAGACAGAGGGTATCATGATGATATGGTTATGAATTGTGTTTTGTTTAGTTGGTTTATAACAACCCCCTATTTCGAACACTTAACAGATAAAGCTGTAAAAACGTTACTGTATTCTGAACAACAGAAACTAATAGAGGATGATTTACTCCCAGCAGGAGTCTTCGGTGCATTAGAAGGTCAAGAAGAGACCTTTGTAGATGTAGAAGGGGATAGATGGTATGTGGATAGTTCTTCTTAGGATTCGTTAGAGAATAAATACTTATAAATAAAACAGTAAACACTTTTTACATTAACAGGAGAAAAGTATGGCATTTCAAGTATCACCAGGCATTCAGGTCTCAGAAGTAGACTTAACGAATGTTGTGCCAGCGGTATCGTCAACAGTCGGTGCATTCGCAGGTAGTTTCCAATGGGGCCCTGTTGATGAGGTAGTAACAGTTTCCGATAGTCAAGGTTTAGTAGATAACTTCTATCATCCAGCAAATACAGATGCTGGTGCAGAAGACTTCTATACTGCAGAGGGGTTCCTAAGATATGGTTCTGCTCTCAGAATAGTAAGGATTAATGCAACTGGTTTGTATTCTGCAAACTATTCAGGACATGCAACTTCATTAATCAAGAACCTAGAAGAATATCGTTCAACATATAAAGATTTATCACAACATGCAACAGTTGGTAAGTTCACTGCAAAATACGCAGGATTACTAGGTAATTCACTAAGAACATCAGTATGTGCATCTAGTGATGCATACTATAATGATGCAGTATCATCCACTCATGCATCTACAGGTGCAGCTGCTATTGGTGCAACTGCTATTACTTTAGTAGCAAGTGGTGGTGGACTATTCACTTTAGGTGATATTATAACTTTTGCTAACCACACTACACATTATCAAGTTACTGCAATTAATACTGATGTATTAACAATTAAAGCACTTAATCAACCTGCTGGAACTGGACTAACATCAGCAATCGTGAACTCAACATCTATCGATAGATACTGGGAACACTATGCATCATTTGATAAAGCACCAAGTAAGAGTGCATCTGCACTTGCAGCTGGTGGTTCAGATGATGAAATGCATATTGTAGTTATAGACGAAGATGGTTTATTCACTGGAACAGCTGGAACAGTATTAGAAACATTCGGTTTCGTATCAGGTGCATCAGACGCTAAAGACGCATCAGGACAATCAAACTACTATGTAAACGTTTTAGAGACTGGTTCTCAGTATGTTTATGTAACTGCACATGAAACTTCAACTCACCCAGCAGCTAATAGTGTACATACACATGCATTATCAGGTACTACTGCATTCGGTAGACCTTCTGCACCTATTCAAACATCAATGACTGGTGGTGCAAATGGAAGAACAGGTACTGCTGGAGAGAAACATGGTACATGGACAGACCATTTCAGTGATGGAGAAACATCAGACGTATCATTCTTAGTTGTTGGTTCAACAAGATGTGATAGTGGTAGTGGTGTTGACCAAGATACACTTGCAGATTGGACAACATTAACCAACCAAGCAATCCTACTATGTGAAGGAAGAAAAGACTGTATGGCAGTTGTTTCTCCTAGAAGAGCATCAGTAGTCAATGTAACTTCAGAGTCATCACAATTAACAAACGTCTTAGCGGACTATGCAACAGCATCATCTTCTTCATATGCAGTATTCGACAGTGGTTGGGTATATGGATATGACAGATACAATGATAAGTACTGTTGGACACCTGCTTGTGGACATACTGCTGGTCTAATGGTTCGTTCAGACCTATTGAGAGATGCATGGTTCTCACCTGCTGGATTCTCAAGAGGACAATACTTAGGTATTACTAAACTTGCATTCAATCCTTCTAAATCATCTAGAGATGACTTATATAGAAATAGGATTAACCCAGTTGTAACATTTGCTGGACAAGGAACTGTATTATTCGGTGATAAGACTGCATTAACAGTACCATCTGCATTTGATAGAATTAACGTAAGAAGACTATTCATCGTATTAGAGAAAGCAATTGCAACTGCAGCTAAAGCTCAGTTGTTTGAATTCAACGATGCATTCACAAGAGCACAATTTAGAGCTGCTGTTGAACCTTTCTTAAGAGACGTTAAAAACAGACGTGGACTAGTAGACTTCTCAGTTGTTTGTGACGAAACAAATAACACGGATACAGTGATTGACAGAAATGAATTTGTATGTTCAATCTTTGTCAAACCTGCTAAATCAATTAACTTTATTACATTGAACTTTGTTGCTGCGAGAAGTGGTGTCGAGTTTAGTGAAATATATGGTGCAGTTTAAGGAGCATAAAACATGGCAACAATAGACCAATTTAAAGCACAATTAATCGGTGGTGGCCCAAGAGCAAACCGATTTAGAGTGTTCTTACCTAGAGCAGGTAATAAGATAGAATTTTTGTGTAAAGCTGCACAAATACCACCTGCTACTATAGGTACAGTCCCAGTAAACTTTAGAGGACATATCCTTAAACTTGCTGGTGACAGAACATTTGAACCATGGTCAGTAACTATTATTAATGATGTAGAATTCTCATCAAGAACTGCTCTAGAAGGGTGGCAGACTGAGATTCAATCATTAGATAGTGGTGAAGGCTCAACAACCACTGATTACTTACTATCACGTGCGTATGTTGAACAGTTAAATAAAGATGACTCAGTACTAGCGAGATATGAATTCTTCAATATGTTCCCAACTTCAATCGGTGCGATTGACCTATCTTATGAAAATGTTGATGCACTGGAAGAGTTTACAGTTGATTTTGAATTCTCTCACTGGGAAAGAGTCATTTAATAAACGTGAAAAAGACCACTTTAAAGTGGTATAAATATTAGTATGGAAATTTTTGGTTACGAAATAACTCGTAAAAAAGACGAGTTGAGAAATTTAGAGGTTGCAAATGCATCCTCTTTTGTTGCACCTGTTGAGGATGATGGGACTCCCGTTATTCAACAACAGCCTGGTGGGTTTATATCAGGTGGTGCGTATGGTTCATATGTCGATATGGAAGGTGGTATTAAGAATGAGACAGGTCTCATTAAGAAATACCGAGAAATATCTTTAGTCCCCGAGTGTGACTTAGCGATTGAGGATATAATAAACGAGTGTATTACATCGGATGTTCAAGACCGAATTGTAGCACTTGACTTAAGAGATGTTGAACTATCTGAAAGTATCAAAGGAAAGGTGCATAACGAGTTCAATAACATCTTATCTATGATGAAGTTCAATCAGAACTCTCATGAAATTTTCAGAAAATGGTACGTAGATGGAAGAGTATACTTCCATAAAGTTGTTGACTCTAAAAATATCAAGAAAGGTATTGTCGACATAAGAAACGTTGACCCGTTGAAGATTAAAAAAATCCGAAACGTAGAGAAAGACAAAGACCCGAAGACGGGTGTAGAAAAGATTGTAAAGGTTGAAGAGTTTTATGTCTTCAACGATAAAGGTTTCGATAAGGGTGGTTCAGCTGGAGAAGGCAACACACTTAAGATTGCTCCCGAGGCAGTATCATATACTACTTCAGGACTATTAGACTACAGTAAGAATGTAGTCATCGGGTATCTTCATAAAGCATTGAAGACTGCAAATCAGTTATCAATGATGGAAGATGCACTTGTTATCTATAGGATATCAAGAGCTCCCGAAAGAAGGATATTCTACATAGATGTAGGTAACCTTCCAAAAGCAAAGGCAGAACAGTACCTTGCAGACGTAATGAATAAGTATAGAAATAAACTTATCTATAATGCAGATACTGGTGAAATCAAAGATGACAGAAAACATATGAGTATGTTGGAAGATTTTTGGTTACCGAGAAGAGAAGGTGGTAGAGGAACTCAAATTGAGACTTTGCCTGGCGGACAGAACCTTTCAGAGATAGAAGATATAGAATACTTCAAGAAGAAGTTATATCGTTCACTGAATGTTCCAGTCTCAAGAATGGAATCAGAGAATGGTTTCAACATGGGAAGGTCTGCAGAGATTACTAGAGATGAAGTTAAGTTCAACAAGTTTACGAACAGACTTCAGAAGAAATTCTCAAGAGTGTTTACAGACATTCTTAGAACACAATTAGTGTTAAAAGAAATTGTAAGTGCAGAAGAGTTTGATAAGTTTAGAGATTTTATACTCTATAACTTTGAAACAGACAATCACTTTAAAGAACTTAAAGAGTTTGAACTGTTAAGAGATAGAATGGATGTTCTATCACAAGTTAGTGAATATGTTGGACAATATTACTCTAAAGAGTATGTTAGAAAATACATTTTAATGCAGTCCGAAGATGACATTAAATTAATTAATGCTCAAATTGACCTAGAGTCAAATGATGAGGACGATAATGATGAAGAAGGAGATGATTACTAATGAGTAGTGAAATAGCAAAAACAATAGTTGACCAAATTGCAAATGGTAAACTAGATGCGGCAAAAGAATCAGTTTTTACTGGTATGAAAGAAAAGGCTGCAGAAACTGTTGACATGAAAAGAGTCGAAATGCAAGTAGACTGGGTAAACAACACGAGTCAGGAAGACTAATAATGAAAACATTTGCAGAGATATCACACATCTTACACGAAGCAAAATTTAAAATTGCATCGGGTGAGAAAGAGTTATCTAAAGAAACTGCAAAGGTTGGTGGGAAGAAAGTAAACATTGTTTATGTGCAGAACAAACGAAATAAAGTTGATGTGTACATGGACGGAAGAAAATTTAGTGGAGATATGCCGTATAAAGATTTGAAATCTGCTCAGAAAGAGATGAAAGATATCAAAAAAATTATGGGTAGCATGTCCGAAGAAGGAATTACAATAGGGGAAATCTTAGATGAAATTAATATCTGAATATAACGACTACTCAATATCACCAGTCATCGTTGAAGCAAACGAAAAGGGTGAGAAGGAACACTTTATTGAAGGTGTTTTCATGCAGTCCAACATCAAAAACAGAAATGGTCGTGTTTACCCTAAAGAAGTAATGTTAAAAGAGGTCAACAGATACAGGGAAGAGTTTATCAATAAGCAACGTGCTTTTGGTGAGTTAGGACATCCTGAAGGCCCAACAATCAATTTAGACAAAGTGTCTCACATGATTACATCTTTAGAAGAAGATGGTAATAACTTCGTGGGACGAGCAAAGATTTTAAGCACACCCAATGGTCAAATCGTAAAGAATTTAATCAATGATGGTGCTAAATTAGGAGTATCATCTAGAGGATTAGGTTCTTTGGAAGAAAAGGGTGGTATTCAACATGTGAAA